AACAAGAGTACGAAGATAAAGATAATCGCAGAGACCACTATCCAGAATGCACTTGATAGCGTTAGCAATGCGACGATGCGAGCTGAGCGTGTCATCCGGGAAATCCCAATAGGCTTCATTGGCTTTCTCCAGCAAACTCGTTTTCAAATCGTTTGGCGCCATAAAGGAGTGCGATTTTGTTTTCATTGACATAGCTTTCAAAAGCTTCAATGATGTTGCTTTGAAAGAAACCAACTGCGGCTAAATAGTTGGCAAATTCTTCCACTACTTCGTCACAGCATTCAAATGAATTCCTGAAAACAATGGTTGCATGAGCGTTTTCTCCATGGGCATAGCGCCATTCATGCGAAAGAGTTGGGTTGCTATACATGGGTTTTGGGTGTGGAATCAGAATGGATGTCATCAATAAGGTTGTATTCCCAGTCCTCAAGCGGGCGGGTTTCATTTTCCATGAAGGCATCAATGGCCTTCTGCATAACGGCCACCAGCTCATTAAAGCTCATGGGAGGATTTTGCTGACCATCCATATGATCAAAAAAGCGGCAAGAATTGAAGTTGCGCTAGGCGCCAGAAATAAACCAAACGGGTCATGTTGGAAATAGAGCGAAAGGATCAAAATCAAGTGGGGCATCGTTGTCCATGCAAATAACTCCAGCGAAGGCCGCTGCTAATGCAGCGGCCGCAAGGTCTACTTTTTTGAGGCAACAAAAGCCTGAACAGCGCCAATTGCTAAATCGACATGAGCGTTGCATTGTTCACGAATCAAATCGAGCTCTTTCGTCATGGCAGCCTTGGTGATCTTGATGCCTTGTGCTTTTGTCCATGCGCTGACCAAGGTGGTGATCACATTACCAAAGTCACCAGCGCTTTTGACATTGGTGCCAGTGTTGAGGCCAAGCTGCTCAAGGGTTTCCTTTACTGCTAGGCGCCCCTCTCTAACTTCGTCATAGCCAAGAGGATTGGCATTACAGAAGTCGAGGAGGGCTTGCCTTCCATCGAAGGGAGCAGTCCCTTCTGTTTCGGTGGCAGTAGGGCTTGCGCTAGCAGTCGCCTGCTCCTGTTTTGATGCCGCAGTTTGCTTCAGAGCTGTCTGTTGCAATGGGAGTTTGGGTGATCCCCTCTGGTCCTCCTCTTTGGGGATGTCTTCACCGGCGTAGAGGCGCAGTCCAAGGCCAGTGAAGGTGGCAATGCATTTAACTGCAGCACGCTGACAGTTGTCGCTGATGGCACGTCCATCTAATTTCTCGACGGAGTTGTGCTTTCGATCCATGATCGGAAAGACAAGAGCAACTGTACGCCTGATGCCATCAGTGAGATAAGGGCGCAGATAATAAAATCCAGGCCCGCCAAAAACCACTTCACCAATGGTTTTTTCCTCAAAGGCGATGAATAGCGTCGGGAAGTGTTCTTTGAGATAACGGTAAGCGAAGGGCCACGAAAGGTAGGAAAGACCCTTGTAGTCTTTTTCAATGTGAGGACCAATGCTAGATGTGTCATACGCAGCTTTAAAAGCGTCTGCAGAGATGTCCAGGGGGGCAAACACGCCGTTGTAACGGTCGGTCATCGCCTGTTGAGCGGGGTCGTTCATCAAGGGAGGGGTGTAAAGAGAAAAGGAATGTTTCATAGTCGGTGCAGAAGGCCGCTGGCATATTTGTTTTTCGTCTCTTCATTGGAGTCATAAAAGATGACGAGATACTGGCCTGGCTTTTCCGCATTGCCGACAATGATGCTTTCCCCCGGTAAGGGCCAGTCATTGACCATGCGAATGTCGGTGATCACTTCGTGCGCATGCTCGTTGTAACAGTCGTCGTAAATGACGCTTTCACAGTACAAACGCACGTCACAGTCGTTGTTTTCGACGAGAAAATCTGCTAGGTGGTTTTTGAGCTCAGAGGCTTTCATCAGCAAAGACGTTGTCGGGGTTGACGGTCTCCTCAGTGTGGTCCATGCATTCCTCCCATGCATTATCTGCCAGGGTGGCACTGCCTTCCCATACGGGAGTGGAGCGTATGAGACGCTCAAGTGCTTCACTATTTGACAACCTTGCATCATGGGCAATGTCGCCCAAATGACCAAAGGCTGTGTCGGTAAGCAGGATGTGGCGACGCTTTTTGTGTTCGCCGTAAACAGTCGTCAAAGCATCGGAAAGGGCGGCTTGGCACACCCTACACACCACTCTGAAGAGCGACAACCCCACGAATATGAAATCAAAATGAAGAGCGCAGGTGCTTTGTTAAGCCGCTCTTAAGCCTCAAATTCGCCATTGAAACCAGTCGTTTTTCTGCTACAACCATTGCACGCCTCTTCCCTCATGAGCTTTTCCATCCTTGACCACATCGCAAAGTTGGAACCGTCTGGCAAGCCCGGAAAGTTCAATTGTCCCGCGTGTGGCGGTAATGATTTTACCTTTAATAAGAACGATGGCTCGTACAACTGTTGGAACGATCCAAGCCCCAAACATCGCGCAGAAATTCGCAATGCCTTAGCCCCACTTGATCGCTGGGAGCGCCCACCCAGGCCCGCTGCCGTCTATACTTTTTCGTACCAAGGCGCTTCCGGTGCAAAGGTTTTGGAGGTGGTGCGCGATGATAGCAATGGTAAAAAAAGCATTCGCCAGAACTATCCTTCCATTCCCTGGGATGCACCACAACGCAAGCGCATGGTTGATGAGGCCAGGGCGCAAGTGTTGCCTTATAGATATGACGAAGCCATAAAGGCATCGGTAGCAGCGAAGCTTCCTATCTTTGTCGTCGAAGGAGAACTTACTTGCGACAAATTATGGGAGATAGGACTACCATCTGTTACATTTCTTGGCGGTAGTGGACAATATCGCGCCAATGGTGACTACTCATCATTGTTTCGCAGGCAACGCTTAGTCCTCTGTCCCGACAGGGATGAACCGGGCGTAGCCCTGATGCGCGAAGTGGCCGCCGACAATCCCGGCGCACAATGGCTCTATGCAGAGCCTGATTCATTTGAATGGGACAGCCTTCCTCAGACTGGCGGCTACGACCTGTCTGACTGGATTGACGACGGCGCTGACCAGGCCACTATTCTTGCCTCCATCGTCAACAAGGATCGGCACGAGGGTCATGATGGCAAGCCTTCGTTTGAAGAGATCATGACCACGCTTGAGCGCATGATCGGCCTTTATGGAAATGATGATCGCGTGGCCTTTGAAGGGCGGCAATGGCTGGAAAGCCATGGCCTAAAAATGCCTACGTCAGAACTGGATCGTTTGATTGGTGCCGCCAAAGGGCGTCTTGATGGCGCCCAGGAAATGGAAGTGTTGGACGCCAAGGCCATTGCCCAATCAGAAGATGCTCGGAGCTGGACCATTGCCGGCATTTTGCCCGAAAGCAGTGTCATGCTGCTGGCTGCAGCACCAGGCTCAGGTAAAAGCACGTTGCTTTACAACTGGGCATTACATGTTGCCACTGGCCGCTCTTGGAGCAACAGACGATGCAAGAAAGGCAAAGCGGTCATTATTCAATGCGATGAGCCTGTGGTGGATGCAGCAGAGAAGCTGCAGATCATTGGCTACGACACGCCTGACTTGGAGTCTGGTAACATTAGCTTCATCGAACGCTGGCGTTTCAGCAACATCCCGCAGCTCCTGAGCCACATCAAACGGCACCGGCCTCAGTTGGTCATGATCGACAGCCTTACGGCCTGTCTGGCTGGCATGAACGTCGATCTCATCCGCTCCGATGCAGGCAATCACATTTATGAGCTTCGGGACATTGCTAATCAATACAACTGCAGTATTGTCATCCTCCACCACCTCAACAAGAGCGGAGGCATCCGCGATAGCTCTAGTTTTGAAGCCAACGTATCGGAAGTGGTGAAGCTCTATCGCCCAGAGAACAACCCCGATAGCGCTCAGTTCATTTTTGAATGGACAAAGAGCCGCTCAGGCTTAGCTGGGAAGCACTTCCTAGTGCGCAATCCAAGCAGTTATGGCTGGACATACAAAGGGCCAGTTAATGACACCAACAATGATTTGGACAAGCTTGTCAACACCATCAACAATCATCCAGACGAGAGATTTGATCGTATGCAGGCCGCTGCAGCCATTGGTAGTTGGGACAGCACGGCCGTTGGCCGCGTCTTGGAAGTAGGCCGGCGCCAGGGGCTGATAGCCAGTTCATTCTTAGTGGGCGAAAACGATGAGCGCACAAGGCTTTATCATTCGTTTGACTATGTGGAGCCGGATATATCCATTCAGGAAAAACTAATCGAAGCGGAAACGCTCGACGACGACGACTTGTTCTGAACAAAGGCCCGTCTGGCTTCCACGGCGGGCTTTTTAATGCTAATTACTACTCGCGTTTGGGGTGGTATCACTCCAGATTAGGGTGATGTTATCGACGTTTTTAATAACTGCCGTTTATTAAGAATGCAGCTAACATAAAAAATACTATGCAAGGGCTTGTCCCCGATAATTGCAATGGTTTTTGAGCATCATCCGGGCCTTGCGGCCCTCCACGCAGTTATTGGCGCAGTGAACGAGCCTTCCATTGAGGAAGAGTTGGAAATTAAGACAGAATTGGAAGAGATCGCAAGAGAACTGCAGGAGGAGGGGCGCATTGAGCGCCCCAGGCACAAAGGCTTTCGCTAGGGGACAATGCGAAAAGCGTCCATTGTCGCAAGAGATTTGGCGGCATGGGCTAAACTGGTCACGGAAAGTCCCGAGCGCATCCTGTTCCAGCATCGTTCAGGGTTAACCACCTTTTAGGCATGGCCTCCAGAGCCAGCGAAGCCCCCTAAAGGGGCGGAGCGGATCCGGCACAAGCCACAATCCCCTAGAAAAACAAACTGTTCAGGCTTGAGGAGATGATTAACATTGCGGAGGAAAAAATCTCCATAATGACTCTCCCTCCCAAGCCTGTTGAGCAGCTTCCTTCGCTAGAACACAACGGCATAGAAATTGTGTGTCGCATCCACCATGGTTTCTCCTCTCCGGCGCGAGGGCCGCAACCAGCGGCCCGATATTTGTACGGAGTTGTAAGCCCACAGGGCGAACGGCACTGGCGTAACAATTTGCACGATATTGAGGCTCTCATCGACAGTGGCTTCAAAAGGGCAGCGGCTAGTGGTGTATCCTGAAGGCAACGTCAAGGCATCTTATGTTGCTTGATCCTCTTTCCGACAGCGAGTGGAACGAACTGTGTGCCCTCAAAAGGGCCATCGGCGATGGCCCTTCTTTCGTGGCTGCACACAAGATGGAAAGATTCACTGAATTGTTCGTAAGAACTCTGAAGGGAAAAGGAGATACAATGCGGCCAGCATTGCTTCCTCCACATGCCCAGGCCGGAGATTGAATTTAAATCTGAACAAGAAGAGCTGAAATATGGCGTAAAGGTGCTGCTTGAGGCGGGCCTTGCGCCTCAGGACATCGAACGCATTCGCGAGAAATGCAAGCCTGGACAAAATATGAGCAAGGAGCTCATTGGTCTGCGGCGTTTTATGGTGCAAGAGCTATTGGCTGCTCAAATGAGCAATCGTCAGATTGCGAATGTGCTACAGATTGGGAAGGACACGGTCAATCAAGACCGCAACCATAATCGAGAGCTTTACACGGAAAAGCTTCTGGCATCAGCAGACGTGCATCGAGCACGTCTGCTGAAAGAGCAGATGGATTTAAAAGAGAAAGCGTTAGAAGCCTTTGAAGTGAGCAAGCGCAAGAAAACTACCACTATTAGCAATGGTGGAGACGACCGCGAAGGGGCCATCATCAAGGTGGAAGAAAGCGCAGGCGACTCAGGTTTCTTAAACGTGGCCAAAAATTCTCTGGTGGAACAGGCTAAGTTGCTGGGCTTGCATGAGCTGAAACGTGAAGAAAATCAAGACAAGAGCTATAGGCAATTTCTTCAAGACCTCTCTAAAACAATTGATAAAGAAAAGGAGCACAGGAGCGCAGTCGAACTGCGCGAGAATGCCCTACCAGTAAAGGCTTCTGAAATCAGCTTTGACATCGCAGAAGAGCCTGAACTGGGCCCTGGCGGTAAGCCTTTACCAAATCTTCAGGAAGAAGACTATTGACGAACTTGGCTATGGTCGGCAGGATAATTCTGTTGCTTTTGACCATTGGCATTTTCTTTTTCCAGCGTCGAAGACTTCTTGAGGAAAACTAAAGAGGCTAAGGCTAAACAACGACCTGCCATTGAAGAGCACGTCCGCGATTACCTTGATGACCCCTACATGGTTGGTGTGAGCCCTGACCTTGCTGACACCATTACTGACCTTGTCGAAACGCACGGTGATGAGGCCCTGCGCCAGATTGCCTTGTTTTGTTTGGGCAAATGGTTTGAAGTGCATACTGGCGTTGTTCAACAATATGTCGAAAACGAAGATGTCCCCAAGGCATTGGCTTCCATCATGGACGCCACTCGCATCAGTGATTCCATCGCTCTTTTAGAAAGCGTTGGAAGCTTCAGCGGGGACGACGACTGGCGCCAAATGCTTCACGAAAGCCTCGTGAGCGCGGTTAATGATGCCATGAACCAACAGGAGTCCCGATGACGGTGCCTCTCCCTAACACCATGCGCCTATTTGTTGTAACAACAAGTCTTGGCGAAGAAATCTCATTATCAGCACCTAGCGAGCTGGAAGCTCGCACAGTTTTTATGATGCAGTTTCCTAGGAAGCGTTATGCCTCACTGCGGGAAGTGCCTCAAGACCCGGCCATGTTTGTATAAGACCCGGCTCACCATGTATCGCTTCTGATCATGCCGTTTCGCTTCTCCACTGCTGCCGCCGGGGGCCGCCTGATGGTCGGCCCCTTGGAACTGGAATGGGGCAACACCGTTGTTCCAGGTTGCCAGTTGATGGGAGCGCCTTCCTGGGGCTGGACCACCATTTCCTGGGGGCCTTGCTCCTGGTTTCTAGGTTGAGCCATGGACACACTACCGCCCATGGTATCCATCTGTATTCCACCTGAATTGGCGGTGGAAGCAATGGCAAAAGCACAAGAGCAGCCCCCGCTGCATCCAGCTTGGGCAAAGGGACATCAACGTGGTCGCCACTTTGTTATCTCCACCAACAGCTTGGAGGATTTGAGCGAACTGGCGGACTTTGCTCGTGTGGAACTGGAAGAACCAGAAATGCCGCTATCTAAGTCAAGACGGCAGGCTTGTCAAGCCCTTCTGGATCGCACACATCGATATGCCGTCTTGGAGGCTTTGGGGGAATGCCACTGCATGGCAGTGGCTTGGAGGGACAAGCCACTTCGAGGCACTAAGGCCTCCTCCCGCATTGTTAAAGAACTTAATGAAAGCAGCAAAGGCTTGACTCGTCGCAAAAGATAGGCCATCATTCAAGCGGAACGCGAGTTCCGCCGTTTGCCTACTAACCATGTCTTCCCTTCCTTTCAAAAGCGTCAGGGCTCATAAAAGCGAGCTGGGCATTGCCGTGTTTGCCCGTGACCGTTGGAGCAATAGCCTTCCCATCATGTTGGGCAGTGAGCCTGTGGTGGACAGCACATTTCGCGTGGAATCCCTGCTTTGCTACTGCCAGGCTCTTGAATTGGCAATGCAATGCATTGAAGACCATGCGCGTGAAATCAAACCCACTCCGGCATTGTCTGATGCATTAAATGAGCTGCAAAAGCTGCAATGGCGCTTTGAAGCCATGGCAGAAGATGCTCGCCAAATGCATGCCGCCGTAGTTGAGCATATATCCTGCAGCCAGCCCGAAATGATGCAAGACTATTTATCTGCATTTACGAAGGCAGTGGGACAGGGAGACGTATAGTGCAATATAAAACTGCAGAAGGTTATTCTTTGCTGCTAACAAACTTAATGTTTGTCATTGCCAAGGCAAAAGAACCTGGCGCAAGTTCTATTGACATTGCCCAAGAGACCATTGAGGTGACGGCCGAATGGTTCGATGAAGTGTTCGACACTATGGGCATCATGCCGTCGTGTATCCCCACTCTTCTGCGTTGGCAGGCTCATTCCCATGAATACGCATTCGACAAAAGCCAAATTTCAATCGGAGACGATGAAATGGATGACAAGCCCATCTGAAGTTTTGCATGCCATGGCCAATCGCATGCAGAGACTAGAAAAGCGCCTTGCACAAGCAAGGCGCCATGAAGATGAGATTATGTTGGAACTCTACCGACGCATTAACTACATCTAACCATCGGCCCCTGACGGGGCCTTTTCGTTTGTCCATGTATGGTCACCGGGCAGTGGTTCCATGCCCACATCCCAAGTGTCGTAATCGTCATCGTTGCGAGGGTCTGATTGTTGACTTGTTTGTAGCCAGAAGGCTACACGTCGTTTCCCCCCTTCCTGACGCGATTTCATGCAGCATTTTGTAGGGCGCCCACATTATGGCCCCTTTTAAATCTGAGCGCAAAAAAGGGGGCAATGCCCCCTTTTTTTATTAGGCGTGGCCTCCGATGAGCAATTTTAACCTTTAGGAGCAGAGCTCAACTTAAGGGACAGTGCGCCTCTGAGGCCCATGCGTGCCTTGGCTTGGTCGCAACGACCGCGCCTCACACTGTCTCGCCCGTCCACCCTTACGGCTCGCCTGACGACAAGGGCAGCGATTAAGCCACCAGGACCGACCACGCGAATAATCTTAGCACCATGTTGCCCTGTCATCAACTTGAAATCTAAGCAAATCTTTACAAACCTTGCAAATCCTCTGTGATGTGGGCGAGAATCGAGGAGCCAATGCCTGGAGACAAGCTTGGGCCTCTGGAGTTATCCCCCTTTTGATTAATGCATCGTTTTTTAATCCCATTCCTGCTGCTCGGCTCTACCATCCCAGCCCGAGCGGCATCGCTTCAATGCGGCCATGCAAGCCATTACGGCATTGGCGACGGCTATCACGGACAGCGCACTGCCAGTGGCCATCGTTTCAATGCTTACGGCCTCACTGCTGCCCATCCATCGCTACCACTGGGCTCCAAAGTCATCGTAAAGAATCGTGACAATGGTAGAACCGTAGTGGTGACCATCAATGATCGCGGTCCTTATGCTCACGGGCGCATCCTTGATCTGTCATATGGCAGCTTCTCCAGGATTGCATCACCAGGGCAGGGGACTGCCCGCATCTGCCTCTCGCGCATCTAACCATGGCTTCTCCGCTCCTTAACGCCGCTTTCCTGGCGGCATCCATCGGCCTGGGCGTGTTTGCTCTTGTAGCCGGCCCTGAAGTGCAGCCCAATCACGTTGGCCTGGCCGAATGCCGGCAGCTCCACCCTGAACGCTACTGCCGCATTGCTAACGGCTTCCCAGTGAAGCCCCTGAAGTAGTAGCCTCCTCCTGGAATGTTCAAGGCCCCTTGACAGGGGCCTTTTTTATTGCAATGATGGGCGGAGCTCGCGAGAGCCCCTCTGTGTAAAAAAACCAATGACCGTCGCAAGCAAGCATTTCCGCGTCAGCAAGAAGGCTGCTGAAGCCCTGGGCGTGACCGTGCTCAACGTGATGCAGCATTGCGTGATCGTGCGCACCCGCAAGGGGCCCCGCTTCATGAGCCGCAAGAAATTTGATGTGTGGGAGCAGGAGCAGCGTGCCCATAAGGCACGCAAATGCCACGTTCGCTACCTGGCGAACAATGTGTGGATGGTGCTGGATCCCGCCACGCCCACTGATGCCCACACTGTCATCCGCACTGGCGCTCAAGCCAAGAACATCGAAGGCAAGTGGAGCTGCACTTGCACTGATGCCCACTTCATGCTGGAGCGGGGCCAGGAGCCTTGCTGCAAGCACATCCTTGCCGCCCACATGCAACTCGCTATCGGATTATGAGTTCCTTCTGGGAACCGCCCCTAACGCATATATGCCAATCAAGCCACTGTCCACTTGGCTTGACTCTGGCGCCAAAACCAGATAACTTTTATCTCGTTCAGGGCGAGAGCCCCTCTTTCTTCAAAACCATGGCTCACAACTTCTCTTCCGGCGTGTTCTGCAACGGCAAAGCCGCCTGGCACAAGCTCGGTACTGTCATCGACTTCTCCCTGCCTGCTCGCGAAGCCTTCCGCATGGCCAATGCTGATTGGCAAGTGCAAGCCCGTCCTGTTTACACCGCTGACATGCTGGAAATTTCTGGCCATAAAGCCATCACCCGCATGGACACTGGCACCGTCCTTTCCATTCAAAAAGACAGCTACAGCGTTGTTCAAAACGAGCAGCTCATCCGCATCGCAGAGGCCCTGCATGAAGATGCCACCATGGACGCAGTGGTGGTGCTCTCTGAAGGCCGCAAAGTGGCCTTCACTGCAAAGGTGAACAATGCAGGGGGCGAAGTGGTAAAGGGCGACGAAATCCACCAATATCTCGTTGGTTGCACCAGCCACGACGGCACCGTGAGCTTTCAAGTCATGTTCAGCCCCATCCGTGTGGTGTGCCAAAACACACTGTCAGCGGCCCTGGGCCGCGCTGCACACGGCAAAGCGAACAAGAAATTTTCCATCCGTCACACTGCCAATGCCAATACGTTGATCAAGCACCTCCCCAGCATGATCGACATGCAGCGTCAGCAGTTCACTGGTGGTCTTGATGAGCTCCGTGTGATGGCTGCTAAGCCCTGCACTGAGGTGATGTTCCGCCAGTACTGCCAGCAGGTGTTTGCTGATCAACTGGAAGGCACCACCAACGCCACCCGTGGCGACAGGAACACCGCCCGCCCCAGGATCCTGGAAGATCTGCCTGCATGGGACATGGTTGCCAACAAATTTGCAGGCGAAGGCATTGGCTTTGACATCCCTGGTGTGAGCGGCACCATGTGGGGTGCCTACCAGGCCATCACGGAATACTTCAGCCATGATGCTGGCCGTGCCAAGAAGGACTCCAGCGAAGCTGCACGCCAACGCCTGGAGAGCCTGTACTGGGGCAAGGCTGCCACCACGCTGAACCGAGCTCACGCTCTGGCACTTGCATAAGCAACGCTGATGGTCCGGGGGCTTTACAGCCCCTCCCTGACGAGATAACTTTAATTTCGTTGAGGGCAGCGATGCCCACCGCCTTCCGGACCATGACCACCACCACCGAAACCTGCACCTGCCCCAACTGCGACGGCACCGGCAAGCTTCCCCACTACAGTCACATTGCCAACGGCGACTGTTTCGCCTGCGGTGGCACTGGCGTGATGACCTTTAAGCACTTCATTGGCAAGAACAAGGACATCATTCTGGAAGTGAACAAGCGCAACGGTGAATTCTGGTACGCCTCCCTGCGTTGCCGCACCTGGAAGAACACTCCTGACAGCACCGGCAAGATGTACCACACCTGGGGACGCGATCTCTGGGCCAAGGACATCAACGACGTGGAAGAGGCTCGCAGCATCTGGCGCACTGCAAAGCAAAACGGAATCAAAACCACCATTTGGGACGACTGATCCCACCAGGGCCGCGCCAAGCGGCCCCTCCTATATATTCTCCTCAGCCTCCGCAGCCTCCTTTTCTTCTGACACCATGCACTATGTCTGCAACTACAACAGCAATGGTCCTTACTTCGGGGCCACCCAGGCCGTTTTTCAGGCTGCTCGCCTGAAGGAGCTCATCTTTCACGTCAGGCTATGCATGGAAGAAGGGGACTACCAGATAGGCGTGTTTGACGATGATGGGGAATGCAAAGGGATTTGGGTGGATGAGAGCGAGCCCGAGCCCGATGGCGAGGGCGATTGGCAGCTTTCTAAGCCCGCCTATAGGCTCTACCGCCCAGGGGAGATGAGCAGCGCCTTGTGGCGCCTTCACCGCAGTAAATTCAAAAAGCCATGATTCTCATTGATTTTTTCGATGATGCCTCTTGCAAAGGGACTGAACTCATCGAAGGTTGGTATTTTTATAGCGACAGTGATGAGAATATTGTTGGAGGACCATTTGATAGTGAAAAGGCGGCCGCAAAGGCCGCCTTCGATGGTTATGGTTGGTGAGACCCGGCTAGGAATGTATAAGACCCGGCCAGGAATGTATAAGACCCGGCTAGGAATGTATGGGGACTGGCTGGGGGCGTATAGGGTCCGGCTAGCCTCGTATCTAGGGTCCGGCTAGGGGCGTATTTGTTATATTTTTATTTTTTCAATTTGTTATATTTTTATTTTTTCTTAATATTTATACTTAACATTTTGTAACATTTCGTAACATTTCGTAACATAAGCAAAGCTGATCAATGGGGGCCAAACCATCAGCATCCCTTATCTAATAGGGCAT